CGCATCGGCGCGGGGAATCAGGGGTGTCAATTTCGAAATAGATGGCGGTGAACGCTATGAGTACATTGATGTACGCTTCGTTCGAACCATCTATGACCATCTTGACGTCCCCTTTCCCACGTTTAAACCTTTGGGTAAGGTCGCATCGTGGAAACACTGTGCGAATGCGGTTGCTCTTCTGGTTTCCTCCTTTAGTGGAGGAAAGGCCTTTGTTAAGGAGGCCCCTCTTTACTGAGACCAGCGACGCCTCTCGTGTTTATCGACTCCTAATTCTGGGAGAAGATATGTTTTCAACAGTCGAAAGACCGTTCTGGGAAATCCTCCAGGATTGAAAAAGGAAAATTATGACGGCTATTGCCAACATCGTCGCCTATGATGGCGCCTCGTCCCCTGTGTCCCACACATTCCTCCCGATCAGTGTTACCCGGCAAGCCGGGAAAGTGATCGCAGAGTGGCGTGAATCGTCTACGGGAGTCCCCGTATACGCACAGCCGCGCGTGACTATGAGTCTTGAGAGACTCAAGTCGGGCGTGTACAAGGCCGAGCAGCGAGTCGTGGTTCCTGTTATGGAATCTATTGGTGATCAGAACTCAGCGGGTTATACCGCGGCTCCGAAAGTGGCCTACGAGAATACCGTTGTCACAACGGGCTTCTTCCATGAGCGCTCTGATGTCACCGGTCGCCGCCTTGTGCGGCAGCTTGCTGTGAATATCGACGGCGGCATCGCGACCAGTGTGACTCCTGTCACTACTGGTCCGCTGCCTGAACTGTTCGATCTTCTGGTTTCCCCGACCTAGCAGTTCTGCTAGTTCGGCGCCTCACGGCGTGCAATATTGCGGAACCTCCAACCCTTTCCCCTTCAGGAGGGATTATGCTTTTTAAGAGCTGGAACAGTCGTCTTTCACCGGAGATGACCAATGAGATTCTTAGGAACCTCGCAACCGTGCATATCTCGAGGATTAACTCGACCACAGAGAGGGAACATTTTACTAGTAGTTTTGCTACTAATAATATTCGTGCTCTGTGTGACCACGATCCTGATTACTCACTTCTTAGTACGGGGGACGCCCTTAATAGTCGACAGATCTGCGCCTTTTATTCAAAACGCGCAGACTTAGACCTTGGGGTGGACCGCAGAAAGGCGGCTGAGCGATCTTTCGTGGAATCCGAGACACTGTGTCGACAGACGAATACTATTTTCAATCATCGAGCTCAAGGGAAATTTTCATTTCCCCTTGGAGTTGAGCCCCTCCTTTTTAGGGCCCAGCTGAAAATCGCTCGCATGCTTGGAGATGTACCTCCGTTAGAAGACCTTAGGTGTCGATTCGGACCGGGTGCAACGACGCAAGTCAAAAAAAGAATCGCCTCCCCAGCTAGAAAACTGGGAGAGACGCTTGCGTGTAGTGAGGATTTGATTCCATTAGTTAAGGACATCCTGCCAGACTACCCAGTCTGGATGGACTACTTAGCCAAGGATCATACCAGCGAGAGCTGGGTTGTTGACCTAATTGTATGCCCTGGTCAGCTTCGCTTCGTCCCCAAAAGCTATAAAACAGATCGAGCGATCGTTGTTGAGCCTTCCCTGAACTCATTTGTTCAGTTGGGCGTTAACGATTATCTCGTAGATCGGTTTCGTCGCTTTGGTTTGGACCTCTCAACTCAGGAACGGAATCGCTCCTGTGCTAAAGAGGGTTCATTAACGGGAGATTTAGCAACTCTCGACCTAAAATCAGCCTCTGATACCATAGCCACGGAGCTCGTCTATGACTTGCTCCCGCGCGATTGGTTCCTCCTTCTAAATCAGCTTCGGACTAGTTCCGTTGACTGTGGAGGGTGGACTGTGAAGGTGGACAAATTTTCGTCCATGGGAAACGGTTTCACGTTTCCGCTCGAAAGTCTTATATTCTACGCGCTGGCTTGCGCCTGCGTGAACGAAGAAGAAGAGCACCGAGTTAGCGTTTATGGGGATGACATAATTGTCCCGACATCCGCTGCGCCTGAACTAATGCGCTTGCTAAACTGCGTTGGCTTCGTAGTCAACGAGAAGAAGTCGTATTGGAAGGGTCCTTTCAGAGAATCTTGTGGGGCTGATTTCCTAAGGGGAATCGATATCAGGCCTTGTTACATCAAGGATAGCATGGCGCTGTGTGACATTTTCCGGCTGCATAACTTCTATGCGAGAGGAAATGACACCGAATGCGCGTCCATCCTCGCCGAGCTCATTCCGGACACATTCAAAAAATGGGGTCCTGACGGCTATGGCGATGGTCACCTTATCGGTGATGGCGGTCTCCGACCTCATGGTCGGGATCGTGGGTGGGCTGGCTTCACCTTTGAGACGTACACTTTAGCACCACGTCGCGACTTCTCAGTGCGACCAGGTGACAGGGTGTATCCGTTCTATGCCACGTATGCGCGTGAGCGTATGGCTAGTGAGCCCTCTCCTGAGGCTCATCTGCAAGGCGATACGACGTCCAACTGGGCGCCGCAATCGACCTACAGGAATGGCTTCCTCGGAGTTAGCATCCCGGGGAGCGAAGGTGTAAATCTGATCAAGATCTACACACTGTCGAAGCGCTATTAAGGCTCGACAGCACACTTAGGCCAAAAGCCTAGGTGTCCAGTATATTTTTC